TTTCTGCTTGACGAGCCTTGATTTTATTCCATACGTCAATCTTGCCTGTCTGCATAAACAGCAATTTTAACTCTTCTTCGAATGCCCTAGCTTGTTCTAATGCCATTTCAATCTGAAGTGCGGTTCCCATGTTGGAACCCTTCTTTGTCTTTTTAGCTTCAATCAATGCTTTAGTAGCGGTACTCTTGGCATCGAACATCTTGCCGATCATTGGCGCAAGAGAACCTAGGTCATTTGCGACCTTAGCCGCTTTTTTAACCATCGAAATAGCAGACGTAATGCCTGCTAGTGCCGTGATAGGATCGATCATTTGTTTTACTCCCGTTTACAAATTTCTTTGTGTAATCTATTCGAACAGTCTTTTTTAACCCACTCTATGCAATATACTTTTCGTTCAAACACATCACCAGTCCATCCCCAACGGACACACTTCATCGTTTCGTTTTTGTTTGTCCTTTCAGCACTCGCATTTAGAATTATTAAACATATTATAAAGACAATAATTTTTATAAAACTATTGGAAGCCAAAGCCATAGACCTTGACTCATTAGTAAGGCGGCAAAAATTCCAACGCCAATACTAGCAAAATATAACGACATGCTAACTGCTAAAATGCTTGCCGTCAATAAAACAATTGCAATTTGAAATGCAGAACCAGCAAATGTCATCCAAGGACCAGACTTACGAATTTGGTCACGTTCCGCTTCAAGTGCCTTTGCTTTAGCAAATAGTTCTTTCTTACCTTCACCTGTTGCAGGCTCAGATTCGTATCTATCAATCTTTGCAGTTAACTTGTCTGCTTTATCAAATTGTTTTCTATCGATAGCATCATCTCTAGCCATCTCAGCAAGAGTTTGTTTAACTGATTTTGCTTGATAGAATGCCCAAGTATTATTTGCACTAATTGTATTGTTCAATACTTTACTGCTGTTACCACTTGAAACATATGTATTGATTGCAAGCAAAGCGGCTAGAACAGTAATCAACCATCCCGCTTTGTCTTTGATATTTGCTTCACGCTCACTACGTGACAATGGTTTCTTTTCTGAAAATACTACTTCTGCCATGACAACCTCCCTTTAAATGTCGATATATTTATGGTAAACCAAGTTTTCAGCAATTATCAGAGGGGGATTTTGTTGTTTTCCTGCAACAAAGCCGAAATAACCCTTGACTTGTTGTCCCACTATGGTATACTAGTCATATGACATTGAGAAAGAAACGTTCCGACCGAAACCATGTGCTGTACAAAGTTACGTGCGTGGATACTGGCGATTCATATGTTGGCTTGACTGTTGCACAGGGTCAAGCCTATGTCCGTTCTGTTAAAGTTCGCTGGCAAAAACATGTGAGTCGTGCAAAGTGCGAAAACAAAAATTGGGCAATGTGTACTGCATTGCGTGAGTTGGCTGGTGCCGCATGGCAATATGAAGTCCTTGAAGTGATTCGTGGACGTAAACCCGCACACCAGCGTGAACGAGAATTGATTGCCGAATTCGAACCATCGTTGAATACATTTTGACATGCCATGATTGTTATGTTATACTGTATAAACATTGAATAGGAGTTTTTATGAAAATTGGTCCGTTTACATTTGCGCCTGAAAAAGCAACGGCCGGCGTCATTCTTGGTGCGTTGATTGCTTGGGTGTCACTGTACATTCTAGGTTCATACATTACATTGTCTGCTGTCAATACTTTGTTTGCCGTTAACATTCCTGTGACATGGGAAACTGTAATGTCGGTGTTTTGGTTGACTGCAATAATTAATGCTATCATTGGGAGTTCAAAATGAAATTCTTGACCACTGCACTAGTTGGAATTATGATTTCAACATCCGCAGTTTCTGGTATGCTTCAAGGTAATTCTAGCAATTATCGAAGTAGCCTTGAGGGTGACAGTTTAGTTAAGTTCGAATTGGCAAGAGTTGTTCGCATTCAACCGATTCAAGAATCCAGAACGTATAACGTGACTAGAACATCATGCACAATGGTAGAAGACTTGTCTGGCGCATCGGCACAAACTGCTGGCACACCTACGGGCAAACCTCCAAGCAACATGATTCAAAGATGCATTCCCTATGCTGATAGAGAATACAAACAATTCATTATTGGATATGATGTAACGTTTGAATACTACGGACAAATCAGAACCGTTCGTATGAATCACGATCCAGGTACCGCAGTACGTGTAAAATCAGTAACTAGCATATATGTGATGGAATGAAAAACTTGTCTACGCTACATAGTATTGTAGCACTTTTAATTATGTGTAATTTTGCACATGCCGAGGTTACCCTTGTTGAAGATAATTCTTCAACGAATAAAGTATACATGGCAAAAGTAATAAGCAAGAAACCTATCATAGAAAAGGTACCGTACATGGCAACAAAAAATTATTGTGAAAAACATTATGGAACAGTTCACTATTCAGGTGCGTCTGTCGGAACACCTGTTATATTAGCAACAACACCATTAAACCAAAAACCAATATGCAATTTAGTAACCCACGAAGAATTCTATAATGTCGTAAAGGGTTATCAAGTTACGTATGATTTCAAGGGTACACTCAAAACTGCAATATTAAATAATGAACCCAGTGACTATGTGCAGGTGTACAATGTGCCTTAATGTATTATGTCTATGGTGCGATTGGAAGCAAAGCAACCGAAAAAACAGAATTGCTCCTTAACATATGCAAAAGAAGATACAAACTTTTCATACTTGGCGAAGATTATACAGTAGCCCAATTACAGAAATTGATTCCTAACACAAACTTTGTTCCACACATATACCATGAATTCAAATACGTTGGTGGTATCAATGAATTGCATGATTATCTTTATGATGAATTAAGAACACAGAATGATTGACTTGACAACCGAACGGATTGTAGGTATACTAGAGACATGAAAGATATTTTTAACATGGAGAACTTTGATATGACAACTTTTAACTATGCAACAAGTGACGCAAAAGAGCAAAAAGTATTTCGTGATTGGCTTGTTAGCCACCTCAAATATGGTCCTGTGACTGTTGACTTTCTTAAGAAAGACGGCACAATGCGTACCATGAAATGCACATTGCAAGAGAGCGCAATCCCAACATACGAAAAGAAAACCGAACGTGTTCGTACAACGGCAACTGATGAGGCAATCTCTGTAGTCGACTTAGAGAAAAACGAATGGCGTTCTTTCCGTTACGATTCTGTTAAGTCTGTATCATTTACATTAGGTGAATAAACTATGAAATTTTCCAAGATCAATCCTGGCGCTGACGCACAAGCCTTTGGCACAGAACCTTCTTGGACCAATCAAGAGGAAATCAACAATCTTAAGATTGCTGAGATTCGTGCATTGAATTGGTATAACTATTTTTGTGACAGCAAGCAAGCAAAAACGTTTGTTGTCGAATACATGGCTAGCATTGGTCGACCGAAGGAAGAAATTTCTTTAGTGTCATCAAGTGACGCATCTATTCCAGTACAACTTGGTTGGGTAGCACGTATGATGTGTATGGGCTACGAACCATCTGACACATTCAAAAACTTTTTTGTCAAAGAGTTTAAGACTGTCATTGAGACTGCAAAGAAAACTAAAAAAACAAAAGCGCCCGTTGTCGCAACAACAACTGCACCAGTCGTATCTATTCAAGATCGAATTCGTGAAAAGGCTTCGGATGAAGTCGGTGAGATTGAAGGACTTGTTGATGAGTTCATTGCCGGCGGATGTAAGTTCGCACCAGATATGGAATCGTATCTAAAGGGTAAAGAATTATCTGCCGTTGTGCAAAAGAAAATGTGTGAAGTGTTCATCAAGCGTTCTAAAGAATTTGAAGATGCGATGAATACCTCCGATGCTGATATTAAAGAAGGGTATTCTAATTTCAGTAAAGTTCAATTACGCAAGATCAAAGAATTTTATGATGCGATTGTTACAGAAACAAATCGTGGTGCAGAAAAGAAACCCACACGTAAAACACGTAAAGTAAAAGAGAAACCTGCAAGTGTGATTGCCGCTAAAGTGCAATACATGAAAGATTTTGCTGAGTTGAATTTGAAGAGTGTTCTACCAGAAAAGATTGTTGGTGCGAATCAGGTGTGGTTGTACAATACCAAAACTAAATTGCTTGGCATGTACAATGCTGACAATGCAAAAGGCCTGACAATCAAAGGTACGACAATTCAAAACTTTAATACAGAAACGTCCATTGGCAAACGTTTGCGTAAGCCCGAAGTGACTGTTAAGCAAGTACTTGATGGTGGTAAGATTGTGTTGAAAAAACTGTTAGATGGATTGACTACCAAGCCCTCCGAATTGACAGGACGCATTAACTCTGATACAATTGTTGTTAGAGTAATAACTGGATAACTTAAAATGATTTTAATCGACTTGAATCAGGTAATGATTTCAAACCTGATGATGCAAGTGAATTCAAATGCATCAAATCCTATTGATGAGAACATGGTTCGCCACATGGTGCTGAATAGCATTCGAATGTACAATGTTAAATTCAAAGATGAGTATGGCGACATTGTTATCTGTTGCGATGATAAGAAGTACTGGCGCAGAGACTACTTTCCATATTACAAAGCTGGTCGTAAGAAAGACAGAGAGGCATCTCCGTTTGACTGGAATATGATTTTCGAAACGCTAAACAAAGTGCGTGACGAAATCAAAGAATACTTTCCGTACAAAGTGATTCAAGTTGAGAAGACTGAAGCCGATGATGTTATCGCAACATTGGCACACAAGTTCGGTGTTCCTCTTAAGAATAGCACTACTGAAAAGATTCTGATTCTATCCAGCGATAAAGACTTTATGCAATTGCAGAAGTTCGCAAACGTAGAACAGTATAGCCCAATGGGTAAGAAGTTCTTGCGTACCAATACGCCAGAAGCATTCTTAAAGGAACACATTATCAGAGGTGACAGAAGCGATGGTATTCCTAACTTCATGTCTTCTGATGACACATTCGTAACAGAAGCCCGTCAAAAACCTGTAACTGAGAAAAAGCTAAATAAGTGGTTAGAAGAAGAACCTGAGTCTTTTTGCGATGAAGTGATGCTGAGAAATTACAAGCGAAATGAATTGCTGATTGACCTGTCTAAGATTCCAACTGAGTATCAAGAGAAGATTCTTGAGACTTATGAAAATACCCCTAAACGTGGTAGGGAAAAACTACTTAACTATTTTATCCAAAACCGCATGAAGCAGTTGTTGGAACATATACAGGAATTTTAAAATGGCTATTGATATTAGTAAAATGACTTTACCAGAGTTGCTCCAGCATGTCGCAGAATTACCAGCGGCTAAAAGAGCAAGTTCATTGAAGCAGATTGCAAACTTGACACCAGAATTGAAAACGGTTTTGCGATATACATTTCATAAGAATGTTATATTTGAATTGCCCGCAGGCGCTCCACCATATAGACCTATGGAAACTCCAGACAATTGGGGACACAATCGTCTACCAAAAGAATTGAGAAAGTTTGAATATTTTCTAAAGGGTAGTGCTATAAACCCTATCAAGCGTGAATCAATTTTTATTGAGGTTCTTGAAACAGTTTCTCCAGAAGAGGCTAAACTTGTTTTGATGATGAAGGATAAAAAACTTACGTACAAAGGCATCACTAGAAAACTTATTGAAGAAGCGTTGCCCGAAATCTTGCAGGGAGAATCAGAGTAACAAAATGGCAAAAACAAAAAAGTATTCCAGTTTCCGTGACTTCTATGATGACGAAGGTCGCAAAGGGAAACCGAAGTTGGACGAATCTAAAAAACAAAAAGACAAGTTCAAGCACCAGACAAAGTTTATTGACCCTAAGAATCTCAAAGAAGATGATTGGGACGAATTTGA